GAGGAAGTCCGCCTTGATCGTCTCGTAAGACAGTGTCTCGACAACCTGCGGGGCCGGCAGGCGGGACAGTTCGATAGCGACGGACGCTGGGGCTTCGAAGGACATGGCCATCCCTTCGCCCGGCTCGTCGCGCGCGCGAAGGGATGGCCATGGTAGCAGGCGCTGTTACCTAGTCGGCATCGGGATCAAGGAGGGAGGCGGCCACTTCGAGCGTGAGGAAATCATCCTCCGGACTGAAGCCCAGAAGCCGCCGGACGGGGTAGCGCGCGCGGATGGGCGCGCCGCCGCGCAGATATCCGACAACCGCAACCTCGCCAAAATGGCTGACCGACGCCACGCGATCGACCGCATTGGTGGCGGGATAGATGGTCACGCCATCTTCATCGGCGTCGATTTTCCAGTTGCGGGCATAGCGCAGGCCCTTGAACATTTTGCCGCCGGCGCGGCTTCGCAGCCGGCCACGCCGGTCCTTTCGGGGGCGGCGCGGCTTGAACGGCGTGCCGTCGGGTTCGACATTCTGCGCGATCCGGACAAGATTGGACGCCCGGAGCCTTTGCCCCAGGCGGTTGGTTGCGCGCCGGCGCTTCGCCGGGTCCATGCCGGCAAGGATGCGACCGAACCACGCCTCGAACGCCTGCAGATCGTCATCCATCCAGATCGACGCCGGCCAGGGGCGGCACCGGCACAACGCCGGCGAAGCCATCATCGTCATGAAACAGCGGATCAGGTTCGGTCAGATAGGCCAGATCATATTGCCCGTTCGGGCGCGGCGCGACCGTCACATTCTGTGTCAGCTGGATCTGCAACAGCAAATCGGCGGTGCCATTGTCGAGAATGTCGGCATCAAACGTAAAGCCATCGCGGCCGGGCGTGAGCAGGTCGGGCTGATGCACCCGGAGCCACCGAAAGACGGCGTGGGCGACCACGCGAATGTCGCTTTGCATTTCGACGATCAGGACGCTGGCCTGAAAGGAGAAGCCGAAGGCGTCGGTCCTGGTCCCCTGGCACCGCCCCGCGCCGCGCTCGATCCATATCCGCAGATTTTCCGGGCTGCGCTGCAGTTCGGGCAAAACGGCGGCGATGGCTGCGCGCAGGCTGTCAAGCTTTTGCATGTCAGTCCCAGAGATTGACGGTTTCCAGCACCGCCGGCGCCAGTTGGCCGAGATCGGGCAGGATCACCTGCGTGCCGCCCGGCAGCGACGGACCCAGCGCCGCGAGACCGGGATTGAGCGCCAGAAGCTGTTCCGTCACGCCCTGGGTGCGGCCCAGTGCGCGCCAGCAGATGGCATCCACGGTTTCGCCGTCCAGGGCGGTGACGATTGTCATGGTCGACTTGCCAGTTCACGGCGCACGGGCCTGGCCAGAATGTGCCGCTGCAAATCGTGCAGCGAGGACATGAACTCCACGCGGTCACAGCGATGCTCGACCGGCAAGGCCAGAAAGGCGTCCCAGAGCGCGGCGCTTTGATCCAGAAGTAACGCTTCCTGTTCTGTCAGCGGCATCAGAGCAACTCCACCCGATTGCGCTCCACCGGCTGCTCAGCCCCGATGCTGCGCAAATCCGCAACGGCCGCCAATGCGCGGCGGCGCAATTCGTCGCTGGTCAAATCCTTTTCCGCCGAGCGATCGAGGCCCTGATCGGTGGCGGTGACGTCGCGATAGTCGGCCGCCAGTTCCGCCCCGGCGAAATTGCGGATGACGCGTTCCCACAACAGCACGGCATAGTTGCGCCCGTTCAGCGTTTTGTCCGTCACCTCTTCGAGGATGACCGCCCCGCCCAGAACCCGCGCCGTGCGCCAGTCGGCCAGTTCGCGAAAGGCATGGACCATCGCGCCTTCCGTCGCTTCGACCAGGCGCGCGTGGGTCACCGCGCCCTCACCCAGGCGCAAGCGGTCGCGCACATCGTCGAGCGCAACGGGCGGAAACCAGCCATCGGCCACCACCTGCGCGCCGGCGGGATCGGGCGCGGGCACCGGAGAGGAAATAAGGCCGGTCATGTCGGTGGTTCCTGTCAGATTTTGGGGGGTGAGGATGGCTGGGCCGTGCGGACCGTGCAGGGCCGTGCGGACCGTCCATCCGCCCCCCAGCGCCGTGGGGCGGGCTGTTCTGGCTATCGGTTGCCGGCTTCGGCAGCCTCCGCCAATTTCCTGAGCGTTCGGGCGATACGCTCGACATCCTTTTTCACGCCGACATTGCTGTCGAGTTGAAGCGCGCGCTTCAGATGGTTGAGCGCTTCTTCGGTATAGGCCGCCTTGCCGCCCGCCGGCGCATTGTCGGCGGTGGGATCGAAGGCTTCGGCGCGGCGCTCATAGGCGCGGCCTATGGCCTTGTGCAGCTTGGCGCGGGCGGGATCGGGCATGTCGGCGCCGGCCGTCAGCGCATTGGCGCGGACCAGTTGTTCCAGCGTCACGGCCTCATGCTGTTCCAGCGCCACGGTGGCGATGTCTTCGGCAACGAAACAGGCGGCGGTGCGGTTGTAGCGTTCCGGCAGGACCAGGTTGAATTTCAGGACATGCGCCGCCAGGCGCAGCGCATAATCGAAATCGCGATAGTCGATCGCCCAGATCATGTTGGTCACGAGGATTTCATCCTGCGACGCCAATCCCTGTTCGCCGGCGGCCAGGACGCCGTCTATCCAGTCCCGGTAGGCCGCCGCCATCGCCGCCTTCATGGGGTTGCGCGCCTCGATCGATGCGACGTCGGCCAGCTTGCGCAGATCGTCGTGCAGCAGCACGCGCATGGTCGCATATTCGCGGCCCGCCTCCGTATCACCGGCCGGTTCCGACGGCGCGACGGCGGTGCCGGCGGCGATCGGCGCGCCGCTCATCTGCGCGCGGATTTTCTGCTGGGTTCGGCGGAACGGGCTGACCATGGTGTCTCCTTCAAAATGGCCGCGCTATCCGGCGGCGGCCGACCGGGCGGTTGCAGAGCATCGCACCCCGCCACGGCCATGATGTGGGCTGTTGCGCGGTCCGCCCCGGATGGCAGAGCCGCGCCGTCAAAGCCCCCTGGGTATTACGGGCGCTGACCGAAGGTGATATTTTCGGCCATGACCATGAAATCGACATCCTCGATCACATAGCCTTCGTTGACGCTGTTGTAGTCGACCAGCGACGCCTTGTTTTCCGGCTCATCCTTGATGTAGCGGCGGCGCGACCCTTCCTGATAATACATCGAAAGGTTCGATCCGTCGGTCGCGCCGGACGGTGCCAGAGGCGTGACGACCATTGTGCCTTCGGGGAAGAAGGGCACGATCGCGGCCGGGCGACCGCCCACCTGCTTGGTCGACATCACGATATCCGATACCGTCTGGTCGCTGGTGGACTTGCCGCCGTCGGTCGTGTCGGCGAGCGGCCGGTTGACCATCGGGAAATATTTTTCGTCGATCAGATCCTGGCTGACCAGAACGACATGATCGGTCGAACCCCGCGCCCAGCTGGGCATGCCGGCGATCAGGTCATAGGCCAGCGCGTCGATATTCTTGTAATCGCCATCGGCAATGTCGGCGGACGGGCCGATATAGATGGGCTGGGCCGCGCCAGTGGCGGTGGTGACCCCGCCCGCCGTGACGGTCGCACGGCCCATGACATGATCCGCTTTTTCAAGGCGAAGCTTCTGCAGCCACCCGATGTTCAGATCCTCGCCCATCGGATTATCATCCGGGTCGCTGTCCGCCGCCGCCGTGACGCCATGCCAGCCCACCATGATCCGGCTGAGCGCGATCGAGATGGCGACATGGCGGGCATAGCGCTGCGCGAAGTCGGGGAAACGCGACCAGGCGTCGATGATCTCCCACGGCAGCAGGGTATCGAATTCGGTGTCGTGCAGCTGATATTTGCGATCCTGCAGGTTGCCGACATATTTGGGCTTGCGCGGCAGATTGGCGCGCGACGTGCGGCTTGCGATCAGATTGTGGGTGTTCATGCCGATCACCTGGCCGATCATGTCGCGGACCGGCATGTTGTTGACGCGCTGCAGGAAGCCCACCTGTTCGCGCTGCAAATCCTCAAGCCGCTGTTCGGAGGCCGGGTCCAGCGCGAACTGGTGGTGGACGCCGCGCGAAGCGCCATTGATCTGGGCAATCGCGG